CTGTCGCGCAAAAATACACACAAAAGAGCCCCCCCAACCGTCATGACGGGAATTCCCTCGGGGCGACCCCGGCCAGGACCGACTACACGAGGCCATGACCGTGTACATCCGCATTCGCAGCTGGCATATCGTCCGCACCTGGACCCGCGTCCCCGGTCGCGCCATCACGCTGTGCGGTCGCAGCGCGTCCGGTCCGACGGCCGATGGCTTCGGTGATGACGCCTCGTGCGAGACGTGTCTTCGGATCGCAGCCAAGGCCCCATGATCGCGGAGCGCACGCCGTCCGAGCATATCGGCCATGCGCGACCGCGTATCGCCCCGCCCCTGCCGCTACGGCACGGCCTCGCCGACTATCGCCGCCAATCGGCGGACCTCGGCATCGTTCCGATGCCCTGGCAGGAGACGGCTGCCCGCTACGTGACCGCGCTAGGCCCCGATGACCGCTGGCTGTATAGAGACGTCGCCATCGTGGTCGCCCGCCAGAACGGGAAGACGACGCTTACCAAACCGCTGATCGTGGCCAGGCTGAAGGCCGGCCGCCACATCATGCACATCGCCCAGAAGCGCGAGCTTCCACGCATCATGTTCGAAGCCATCGCGGATGCGCTGGAACAGCATCCTGAGCTCTTCGCCCGTAGGCGCGGCAAGATCATCTGGCCGCGTCGTGGTGCCGGCTCCGAGTCCATCGTGCTCACCAACGGCGGCAGCTACCGCATCGCCGCCGCCATCGCGGGTAGCTCGCGCGGCCACTCGATGGACGACCTATTGATTGACGAGCTCCGCGAGATGGAAACGTGGGATGTCATCAACAGCGCGAAGCCGGCGCAGCGGTTCAGTGAGAACCCGCAGACGATCTACCTATCCAACATGGGCACGGAACAGTCCGTCGTCCTGAATTCGCTGCGCACTCGCGCCTTCGGAGACGACCCCTCGCTCGCCTACCTTGAATGGTCGGCCGATCCGAAGTACGACACCGGCGACCTCGCGGGCTGGCTCCAGGCTAATCCGGCGATCAGTCCCGAGTACCCGCAAGTCCTCCGCGACCTGGAGACGGACTATGTGGCCGCCAAGATCGGCGGCAACCTGGCCGGGTTTGAAACCGAGGCCTTGTGTCGCCTCGTGCCATCGACCCGCCAACGACTCGTGGATGAATTCGCATGGGCACAGTGCCAGCGCCCGCTGGGCGATCCACGCCAGCCGGTCATGGCCGTCTCCATGACCCCTGACGGCACACGGGCAGCGGCCGCCGTCGCGTGGCAGCTGCCGGACGGCTCCATCGGCCTTCGCCTCATCGAGGATGCCATCGGCTCGCCTATCGACGTCAAGGCCCTTGGCGAGGCCATCGACCTCCACGCGAAGAAGCTCGGCGCGGTCAAGGTCGGGATGAACCCCTTGACCGACGCCGAGCTCGCCAAGCATCTTCGCAAGCCCGTCAAGATCACGGGCACCGAGTACGCCAACGCCTCCGCGCAATTCGTCAACCTCGTCAACGCCGGACGCATCCACTGGCAGGATGCCGAGGCCGTCACCGATGACCTTGCGTGGACGGCTCGCAAGGACCACGACGATACCGGCCACTTCCAAGCCGTCAGGATGTCCGATGACCATCCGATCCCCGCTGCCCTCGCGGCGATCCGTGCCGTATGGCTCGCGTCTGGGCCGTCCACCGCTAGAGCGAGGATTTACTAGATGAGCGTCACCTCATTCCTCAAAGAGATGTTCAGGCTCAACGAGCCGGCCCCGCAGACGCGTTCCGGGGACAGCATCGACGACCTGATCGCACGGCTACGGCCTCCGGGCATTTGGCCGCTTCAGAGCGTCAACGACGCGCTGAGCGTGCCGTCGATCTTCCGTGCGGTCACGCTCATCTCAACGACCATCGGCTCGCTGAGTCTCAACGCCTACCGCAACGGCGCGTTGATGGCCCCGGAGGATCGGCCGAGGGTCATGGTCCGGCCCGATCCGTTCCGCAAGCCACGGGCATTCTTCCGCGACACCGGCTGGAACATGGCGACGCGTGGGGAAGGGTGGTGGTGGGTCGCCAAGCGGGACACGGACGGCCAGGCGCTGTCGCTCGTCAACCTCAATCCGGTCGAGGTCTTCACCCAGGACAACCCCGACGATGCCCGCTTCCCTGACATCACGTGGCGCGGCCTCACGACGATCAGTCCGACGCCGGCCAACATGCGCCACGTGGACCGTGAAGACTTCCGCCACCTGCCGTTCGTCCAGAAGGACGGCGAGTGGCGCGGCGTGGGGCCGTTGCAGCTGTGCGGGGCCGCCATCTCGGTCGCCGTGGAGTCACAGAGCTTCGCCGCCAATTTCTACGCCGATGGCGGCTACCCGTCCACGGTCATCAAGGCGGCCGGCTCACTGTCACCGACGCTTGACCCCACGTCTGGCCTGTCAGAGGCCGACGAGCTTCGCGCACAGTGGACCGACCGCCCAAATAACGTACCCAAAGTCATTGACGCGGGCATCGACTCCATCACCCAACACGAACCAGATGTATCGCGGGTCCAGATGCTCGCCGCACGCGACTATCAGAACGGCGAGGCTGGCCGGATGTTCGGCATTCCCGGCTCGTTGCTCGACTATCAGACGCCGGGAAGCTCGCTCACCTATCAGAACCTGGAAGGCGAGTTTACGAAGTGGGTCCGCGGCGGCCTGTGGCCGTACTTCCTGGAGGAGATCGAACAGGAGATGTCCGATCTGCTGACCCGCTCCACGGTCGCGCGGTTCAACATCGACGCGCTAGAGCGGCCCGACATGAAGACGCGGTTTGAGGTCTATGACCTCGGCATCAAGTCGGGTGTGCTGACCCCGGAGATGGCCCAAGAGCGAGAAGGCATCCTGCCCGGTGACGTGGAGAATGCGCCGATTCCGTTCGCACAGCCGGCCGCCATTCCCTCTGCAGTGTCCTTCGAAACCCGAAGTGCCCAACCGGTCAGGTGTGACGGTCTGCGGACCCTGAAGGGCATCATTCGGCCGTGTGGGAAGCTTCTGGCCGAGGCGGGGCCGTTCGTGGGCACGTGTACGCGCTGTGGCAAGGTCCACGAACCTGTATTGACGTCAATTCCCGCGTAACGCACACTAGCGCCGTAGGCGCGTATCCATCTAGGGTCTGAGGGCATCAGACGCGCCTACCTAATCGAATATTCACGGGCCGTGCGCTCCGTCGCCAGTCCCGATCTATCGTCGGCCTCCCCCACGCGGAAACGTCCGCCAGAGCGTGGTAGGGAGGTCTTTCCTTATGGCAGTCCGGTTCGAATGGCAGACAGGCGCGAACGGCCGGCGTCGATACGTGCGTGTTCAGGACGACACACCTGACGAGCCGAAGCTGCCGAGCAAGCGCACGCGGCCCGTAGCCGTCGTCGCTGAGGCTCCCGTGCCGAAGAAGCGCGGCCGTCCACCGAAGGCCAAGCCCGCAGAGGTTCCGGCCCCCGTCGTCATCGAAGACGAGTCCGACGATGAGTGACGAGCTGGAACGCATCGAAGTCGAAACCGACGACGTCAGTATCCAGGTACGCGACGCTGCGAAGCGCGAAATCGAAGTGCGTCTGTTGCCGTGGGACACGATCATCGAAACCGTCCACGGCCAGGAGATGTTCGCACGCGGATCGTTCGCGGACACGCCGAATGATGGCTTGATGCTCATGGGCATGGAGCACGAAGCCCGCTTCGGCATCGGCCAGGACGGCGGCCCTAGGATGACCCGTCACGCGGTCGGCCGTTCCAACCAGGTGTGGGAGGCCGACGACGGCCCGCATGCCGTATTCAAGGTCGGTCGCACGGCGGCCGGTGACGATCTTCTCGCGCTCGCGGAAGACGGCATCGTCCGGGGCGTGTCGGCCGAATTCGTGTTGCTCCCTGACGGCACGAACATCGTTCAGCGCGGCGGACGCCGCGTCCGTGTCCATACCCGTGTCAAGGCGACCGGGGCATCGTTGACGTACCAGCCGGCCTATGGCGAACGGGCCACGGTACTTGCAGTCCGTTCGCAGGAGGAAGCAGTGAACGAAACACCCGATCCGACGCCGCCGGCCCCGGAGCCGACGCCACCGCCCACGCTCGACCTCGCGCCGCTCACGCGGAGCATCGAAGACGGCTTCGCCAAGTTTTCGGAGCGGCTCGATAAGGTCGAGGAGAATGCGCGAGCCTCATTCGAAGTCCCGTCGCCAACGCGCCTGAAGCCCGACGCAAGCTCAGGCCGCTGGATGCAGGCCGCCCTCAAGGTCCTGAGTGGCGAGCGGCTTCCCGAGTCCGAGGTCCGCGTTATGGCGGACCTGATCACGTCCGATAACCTCGGCGTCGTTCCGGAGGCGCACCTCAGCCAGCTGATCGGCGTCATTGACGCCGGCCGGCCATTCCTCGGCAGCACCGAGCGCATCCCGACGCCGGCGTCAGGCATGACGCTGAATGTGCCTGTTATCACCTTGCGGCCCACGGCCGGCGTCCAGGTGAATGAGAAGGATGACATCACGTCTACCGAGACGGCGATTACGTCCGTTGGCTTCGATGCCATCACCATTACGGGCGGTGGTGACATAAGTTTACAGTTGCTAAAACGTAGCGATCCCTCGTACCTGGAACTTTACCTTCGCCTCCTCGCAGAGGCCGTTTCGCAGAATGCCGAGGCGGAGGCCATCGCGGCGCTTCTCGCTTCCGGTATCAGCACCGGCACCGGCACCATCGACTTTGACGACCTCCTCATCGGAGAGGCGTGGACGAACGCGATTGCCGTTCGGAAGCGCCCCGATACGATGTGGCTGTCGAGCGATGCGGTTGCGGAAGTGATCGACGCGAAGGCGACCGGCACCAACGCTCCGCTCTACTCCAACCTCAACGCCAACTTCACGGTTGGCGGCGGGCCAGGCGGCACGATCAGCGGCCTGACGCCGGTCTACGTGCCGGCGCTCGACGGCACGGGCACTGACGTCCTGATCGGGCCGCGAACCGGCTTCGCGTGGGCCGAGGATGGCGCGTTTACCCTCCAAGTGGACGTGCCGAGCAAGCTCGGCCGTGACGTGGCCCTTGCGGTCATCGACTGGTACTGCCCGCTGTATCCGGATGCCTTCACCGGCTGGAGCCTCTAAGCCGTGGCGGATTGGCCGACGACCGAGGAAATCGCCCAAGTCATCGACATCGGTGACCAGGCGGCGTGGGATTGGAATATCGCACAGCTTCGGGAGGCGGCCATCTACCGCGTCAAGCAGGACGTCGGCGTCTGGGATGAGATGCTTGACGAGCCTGACGACTCACTGGGCCGCGCCGCGATGCGGATGTGCGAGCTCATCGCAGAACGACCCGAGGCCGCAGCGGGCACCAATGACCCGACGTACCTGCGGTTGCTCTTTGGCCATAGAAAGAGGTTTGCTATCTCATGAGTCAGAAATCCGTCTTCGTCCGCACCGACGCGAGTGGTGACTTCTCCTGGGAGCGGTCGTTCAAAGGCACCATCCGCGCCATCGAGTTTCAGATCGGCGACCTGTCTACGCCTGACATCGATGTGACCGACGACACGTACAGCCTGTCACTCCTCAGCGTCAATGGCGTGTCGGCGTCCACGGTCTACTATCCCTCGACCTTCCTGGAGGCCGCAGACGGCACCACGGCTGCCCTCGTGGGCACCGGCATGAAGGGTGCCACCACGGCCACCGTCATGGGCGTCCTGAAGATCGTCGTCGCGGGTGGTGGTGACACCAAGCGCGGGCGCGTCAACATCCTGTACGACGCATGAGCGAGGCCGTCCAGGCGGCCATCGCCAAGCGCGAGGCTGCCAAGCGCAAGCCGGCCCCGAAGCCGAAGGCTGAGAAGCCGAAGGCCGAGGAGAAGGTCGAGCCGGAGGCGTAGGTGGCACAGCTGCAAGGCGCTGCCGAACTGAAGAAGCGCCTTGCGGCGATGCGTCTCGCATGGAAGCCAATCGGCCGCCAGTGGGGCAAGGCCGACGTTGACGAGATGCGCGCACGCGTGCCCGTGAAGACGGGTCGTCTGCGCAAGTCCTTTCGCGTCACCAGCTCCACGGGCAAGCGGGTCCGCGTGGGCGGTCACTTCACGGCGTACTTCGTGGACGCCGGACCGAAGCCGCACACGATCACGGCCAAGCACGGCGGCTCGCTCATCTTCAAAGGAAGGCACGGCACCGTGTTCGCGCGGCAAGTGCATTCGCGCGGCTATCGGGCACGGCCGTTCCGGCAACGGGCGGCCGAGGCCGCGCTGGACAAAACGAACATGGCGCAAGTCGTCATCGACCTCTGGAACCACGCTGCATGAGCCAGGCCGCCTACCGCGCAGCAGCGGCCACGTTCCTCACCGATTACGCCGGCTTCGCTGGCGTGACGCTTCAGATGTACCCTGCCAGGCCCCGGACCCTGTTCCCCCCGACAGGGTTCGTGGACCGCATCACCGAGACGTATACGTCGTTCACCGAAATCACCTTTCAGCGCAACCCGTCCGTGACCGTCATCGTCGTCTTTGGCACGTTCGACTCAAAGGATGTCGCCAATCAAAAGGACGACTTCGTGGACGGCTTCCTCGATTGGGTCTACGCACGCGGCCATCAGTCCGGGCCGAACAGCCTCATATGGGTGAGCGAGTCCGAAGACTTGCCCGACTACGTGCCCGAATGGCTTCCTCCGGAGCAACAGCGCACGTACTATGCGGTCAGGTTCACCTTGGAGGGGTTCGATAGCAATTAGGCTCCGGGACCGCGCCACGGTCTGTAGTGGCATGCACGAGAGAGGAAGAGGAGCACCATGCCTGTCCAAGGCCTAGTCAAGCTGCGCAAGCATCAATTCGGGTGGCAGGGCACTGCCATGAACACGGCGGTTCCGGCGCAGCGCGCGTATCCCTTCAGCGGCGTCCCCTCGGTTGACGAGCAGTGGACCGACCCCGAGATCGACGCCGGCTCCATCGATCCGGTTGCGCCGCCGTATCGCCTCGCCGGCGACTACACGGCCTCCCTGGACGATCCGGCGCTGAAGTACAACAACCTGCCGCTCATGCTTGCAGCGGCGCTTGCTGAAACCGTGGCCCCGACGACCACGGGCACCAGTGAGGCGTGGCATTGGGCACCGTCCTCGACCACTGTCGAGGAGCGCGACGTATTCACCTACGAATTCGGTGACGATGTCGTCACGGACTGGTATCAGCTGTCAGACGGCCTCCTCGAAACGCTCGAAATCACGGGCAGCCGTGACCCGGACGGGCCGCTGACGGCCTCGATGTCGTGGCGCTTCGGGACGATGCAGCAGACCGGCTCCACAGACAACCCGGTGACAGGCACGGTGCCGACGCCGGACCTGAACGTGGCGCTTACCGACATCATGGTCTACCTGAAGGACGGCGCGATCTACATCGCGTCCGATCCTGACGACCTCAGCACGTCACAGATCAGCGATGCGCTCCACGCCTTCACGCTCAGGATTACGAACACCTACGACCTGAAACGGTATGCCAACGGCGAGCAGACGTTCAACATCGACGCGTACGCGCTGTCGGACAGGATGATCGAGCTCGAATGCCGTTTCGCCAAGACCGACGACACGGTCGGCACGGGCTCCGAGTCTGATGCATGGCTGAGCAACGACAGCGTTGTCCGGTACATTCAGATGATCTTCACGAGCACCGCCGAGGCCGACACGGCGATCCCGTACTCGTGGCAATTCACCATGCCGGCGCGGTACTACACCCGCGAGGAAGACGCCATCGGCGGCAACACGATCATCGTCCTTACGGCCCATGCCTTCTATGACGGCGAGGACCTGGAGGAAGTGTTCGACACTGACGTCGTCAACACCATCGACGAGACGGCCATCTAATGGCCACGTTCGCGTGCATCTGTCCACCGAAGAGCAACGGCGACCCACGCCACCCCAACGGTGATACCGTCACGCTCCGCGATCACCTGCCGTTCAGGGCCGGCCTCGCAGCCCGGAACACGGTCATCCTGCTGAAGCAGGACGATAGCGAGGCGACCACGGCCGATATCCTCGCGTCGCTGACCGAGGTCTACCTGCTGGAAGGCATCGAGTCCTGGACGCTGTACGACGACAAGGGCAAGCAGGTGCCGGTCAGTCGGTCCACGATTCGGGCCTTCATGGCCGACCACGTTGACGAAGCCATGACGGTTGGAGAGGAGGCAGACGGTCTCTACTCCGCGTCGGTCATCGACCCTTTGGTGCGAAGGGCTGCGACCTTCTCGCAGCCTACGCCGACAACAGACTCGACG